AAGTCATCACTTTTGAAATTCTATCTAATTGTGCAAACAGTTTTGCAGCGTCTTGTTCAGTCTTTACAAAAGTTGGATCTAATAAATTAACTGCTTTTGTTATATCTGCAACGGCATCTTCTTGCATTCCAAAACGTGCTTTGAAAGCCGCAGAACCTACATTTCTGTTAGATGCTCCAATCTGGGCATCAGACAACATTGCAAAAATTTTATTAAATTCACTTGCTATTTTATTTAATTCATCAAGTATAAATTTAAAAGCAGGATTAAACATTTTTCCTAAATTTTGTGCAAAAGTTTCAACATTATCAACTAAGGTACTAAATTTACCAGCTAAAGTATCACTTTGTTTTGAAGCACCTTCAAAAAATTCACCCCCTTTACTTGTCAGATTTATTAAAGCCTGTACAAACTTATCTGCACCTACCTCTCCTTTGCTCATAGCTTTAGCTAATGTTTCACCATTCATATTCATAATTTTTTCTAATTCTTTTGTCACATTTATTCCTTTCTCTAACAACATTACATTTTCTTCTTGCATAAACTTATTTTTTGCCTGAACCTTACCTATAGCTAAAGCAACATTATTAATATCAGCCCCAGCCGTACCAGCGATATCAGCAACTCTTTTTGTTATATCAACAACATTTTCAGTTTCAAAACCAAATGCCTTTAATCTTTTTGTTACTTCAATTAAATCAGAAGATTTAAAAGGAGTCACAGCACCAAATTCTTTTATTTCTTGGACAATTTTCTGTGCCTTTTCAGCACTACCTGTTAATACTTCTAAAGCTTTAGTTTGAGTTTCAAGTTGTGCTGTTTGAAATAAAACAAATCTTGTAGCACTAATAACAGCCAATGCTTTTAATAAAGGAGCTATTGATTTTGTTAAAGTTCCGAACCCAGCCGCTGCCGTTTTTGCTGATCTTCCAGTATCTTTTAGTGATCTATTACTTTTATCTAATCTTCCTTTTAATTTATCTGTATTACTGCTTAAAGCTTTGGTCTGTTCATTTACACGCTGCAATGGTCTTATTGCATTTTGAGCATCAACTATTAACTTAACTGTCGATTGTGCCACAAATACAAATAACCTTTATTCTATCTTACCTTGTTTTGTTCTTTTGACGATTCATTTCTTGTTTTTCTCTGTCATTTTTAACTTCATAATATCCAACCCAATAAATAAGCTCTTCTTCTGTCATTGATTTTCTTAATTCTTGGACAGATTTTCCTAGTTCAGTTGCGAGAAAAAACTCAAAGTTTAACCAGTTATCTCGCCTTATTCGTTTTTTGCTGTATTAACATCAACTTGGATATCCATCATAAATAATTCAAGGTCGTTTAAAACACTTTCTGGAAGGAATCTTTGTAAATTTTCAGCATCAGCAGAAGCAAACGCTTTTGTGCCATCTTCATTCTCTGCAAGTTGGCAAAGAAGCCTTGTGGATATCGTTAAAGCATCATCTGTTCCAGCAGCAGCTTGAGCTTGCTTTCTATCAAACCTCGTAAGTGGTGGGAAGAATATTTCTTTTAAAATCTCACCATGAGGATTTTTAAGTTCATATTTTCTTCTAGCTGTCATCACATCACTAAAAGCTTCAGTGATGAGGTCTACGTTTCTTTTTGTCGCCATATTAAATTGGGGTTGTTATTTAAAATGTACTATATAGCTGAAGTTATTGCACCGTTTGTTATGAATGAGATATTCACTACTTGAATCTCTCCAAGCGTTGCACCATATTCAGCACCAGTAATTATTCCAGCAAATCCTATTTTTTTGGAAGCTGTAGCTGAATCAGGGAATAACTCAAATAATGCATCGCCAGCATCTCCTGTTGTGAATACATCGTCAATAAAAGCTTGGTAGTCTGAGTTACCACTGGCATCATATAAAAGTTCTGCTGAACCTTCGCCACTTATTAAACCACCGATAAAAGTCTTTGAAGTTGCTCCCATTGCGGTTGTTTCTTGTGTATCTTTAGAAACAGATAAAGACCAGGATCTAAGTTCACCAATATTGGCTTCTGTGCCGCCAGCATTTTCAAACATTAGTTTTCCTACATCACCTTTTACAGCCATAACAAAAAAAAGAACTATTAAGTAATATATTAACTCTTTTCGGCAGTTTTTACATCTTTTTTAGAATTTTGTTGTTCCGCATAATACTTACGACATTTAGGATCCCAATATGCAGCATCTCTTCTACCTTTTACAGCTTCTACTGCATCAAGTTGTTCTTCTGTTAGTTCCATTTAAAGATCCTCATATATTTCAAATGTAATTCTTATTTGTGTTTGGAATTTACCTTCAGGACTTGAGGTTAATACTTCAGGCCCAATAGGTGAATCAAAGATCACATTTGAAACTGTAATATTATTGTAGAGGTCACGCAGCCGTTTGCCAATTACCAAATTTGCACCAGAACCAATCCCTTCTTCTGTAAATATATTTATTAGAAGTAAACCAACAACACTATTTGTAGAGTTAGCAGATCCTCCCATAGTCAGATAACTACCTGACCCAAAACTTGTCTGACATTGAACAAAAGTATCTTCTGTTGTTGAGTCAAAGGCCATGTTGTTAAATACAACAGGGATAGCTGGACTTGATGCCAGTTCAGTCGCAAGTCTGGCCTCTATGGTGGATCTAACTGTATTTAAATCTATTGCTGCCATTATGCCTTCCTAAACTCATTAACTATATATTGTTCTAATTGTTTTGCTACAAGTTCTGGATAACCTTTTATAGTATTTTGACGAGTCCTATATTGACCACCCCAGCTGGGAGGTAAGTTGGTTCCATAAACAACAGGCTCTGCATATTCCACGTTTGTAAAAACTTCACCGATATAAGGCTTGACTTCGCTTTGAAATGAATTTCTTAAATTACCAGTATCAACTGGTGTAAATTCTTTTATATCTTTTGTTGCTTTTAATGTCGCTTTCCTTACAACTTTTTGGACTTTTTCACCAAAATGATCACTGATGCTAGTTAAATTTATTTCTCTAGCCATAATTACCTCAAGATAAAATCAAAACTTACAGGTGTATTATTTTGCTCATTCGTTAAAACTTGAATAATTTTAAACTCAACGCTACTGATAACAACTCTGTCTTTTGTTGTCGGTACAAATGTAAGATCCCCTGCTGATATTGTTAACCTTTTGTCCTGGGATTCTATAAGATCATTCACCTCAGACTTTGATACATTACTTAACACACCCTTAACTGTGGTGTCGGATGTAGATTCTGTTATCGCTCCTGTTGTTGTGTTATAACTACCAGCCGTTACCTGTCTAATAGTTACATCACCTCCAAGCTTACTAAGAGTTTTTGATGCTGCCTTTTTTAGTGCGTTGGCAAGACTCATAATGAATAAGCTATGACCTGACCGCTTGCAAGAGTGATGCTTGTGATAACACCTTCAATTTCTGAAGATGACTTCATTGTGATGCCGTTGATAGTTGCAGATCCATTCTCTGTTAAATTTTCAGCAACAAGAGTTACTTCAGCATTTGATAAACAATGCACCTTACCAAATCTGCCTGTATGGGCATTTGTATCTGTAATGATTATCCCTGCTGGGTATTGATAGCCGTAGCCCATTTTTTAAGACCTCTTGATTTGTAAGTTTGCTCTTCCACCTATTCTAATACCCATTAGATAGTGGTCAACGATTGGTGGAATCCTATCAATGCCCACTGCTCCATAAAATCTTGGAGTTACATTTATATTACCAATATTAACAGTAGCAAAATCTTCTAAACCACTGAGTTCTAAACCGTTCCTGTTGTTGTTTAGATAGACAGCCAAGATAACCTGTGCATTTTTTACCCGATCTGGTATTTCAGTATCAGTGTAATAATCAGCAACTAATCTATTGGGGAAACTTAAACCATAAAGATTGGTATAAGTGTCAGGTTTTCTTACTCCTGATCTCGGCCATTCCAAAGCTTGGGTATCAGATACCCTGGCTCCCAAGAATTTTTCTCTGTCAATTCTTTGTGCAGCCGTAAACAATGCTCGGTTTTTATTGTCCGTAGTTGACCCATCCCATGCCGCAGCATCATCACTGAGGACTAAACCCTCAATAAAAGAGTTTGCATCAGAAAGACCTATATAAGTGTTGGCATTTGCACCGCCAACAGTTGCATCAAGGGTTATCGCCATTTACTTTTACCTTTTGAGGCTTGCGTTTTGGTTTTGGCTTAGATGTGGAAACAGAAGCCGCCTTTTGAGCAGCTTCGTTTTGTTCCCTCATTCGCTTAAAAGCAAATATAGCCATTAGCTAGATGCACCCTTAAGTGCAACAAAGTTAATGACAATCGCTTCACTTAGTGAACCGCCAGATACGTTAGAAACTGTGATCTTGAATGAACCAGCAGCAATGCTGTTTGCACTCACGATATAAGCCCCTGCTGTACCAGCAGATCCATGACAAGCAACAACAACATCAGTTGCAGCAACCTTTGTATTGGTAACTGTAAAAGATACCTCTGCGGCATCTGCTAAAGCTGCGTTGTTCATTGTGATCTGACCTGACTCTGTACTTAGAGTTACGGCAGTTCCCTTGTTGGTGGCCTGAGTTACAGTTCCACCGTCTGTTGGGCCAGCTAAAGATCCAGCAGTAATTTCAAATAATGATGGCATGATTAATCCTGGTTAGATGCGACAGTTGCACGAACAATACCGATGTTCTTTGTCTCGTAAACTTTCGACCAAGAGGCTACTGTCTCTAATACTGTACGAGTTGGGTTCACTGTTGATACCGCATACTTCAAACCAACTGGGTGGTAGATGTAATGAAGGTCAACAGCCATTGCTTCTTCCAAAGCTAGGATGTCTCTATCAGTTTGAGTTCTGATTGGTGCTTGCTCACCAGTAACAACTGCTCCCTGTGTAAAGAAGAAAGTTGAATACTCTGTTGAAGATCCACTGTTTGCAGTAGGAACATCATCAGAAACAATCACGTTAAGACCCATAAAAGTATTAACAGTTGTTGGGCCGTCAAATGCTCTTGTTGTGCTACCAGAAGCGGCTGCTGTATCAGGTGCGCCAGTGTTGTCGTAAATACGATCAATAGCATTACGCTCAACCAAGTCATAAAAGACTTTTGAGTGCATTGCAACTGATGTGATCTTGTTTCCTTGGTCGCCAAGTAAAGCTTGTGCTTTAGCAACGTGTCTAGGACTTAAAGTTGTAGGAGTATCACCTGATTCTGAATCTATACAAAGATCAAACAAAGCTGAGTTGCTGTCGTTTGCAGTCATAGAACCAAATGCACCAGTTAAGCAAGAATATAAATCCTTTTGCTTCTGATTATTGACATATGCAGCCATTTTTTGTGCAATAGCAGCCATAGGATCAGGGCCACCACCAACTGCTAATGCAGCTAAGTCTCTGGAACTAAAAGCACGACCTCTATGTAAAACAGCAGCGATTTGATTATCGGCTGTGATCTTGCCTGGTGTTAATGATGTTGAGTCTGTAAGAACTTCAAAATCGCCAGATAGATTTGCTTTATAAAATGGAATTTTGACGAAATCCCCACCTCTTTCTGAGGATAGATTTAATTCTGCCAAAGGTGTAACCACCCCACTCTGCAAGAAGGCATCTCTGTTAGTTGTCTCTTCTATTAGATAAGGAGTGAACACCTCTGGGATAATTAAATCACTTCTTAATGTTGCCATTTAGATTTAAAAATTATGTTCACTTTGAGGCACAACCTCTGACATGGCACAACCACGTTGTTTCTATATTAACCGCTAACTTGGTTTTTTAACATATTATATTTATTTACATCTGTTCTAAATAATCTTGCCTGCTCTGTCAAATTAAATGAATCTGGTGCAAATGGATTTTTTTCACCAGCCAATACTGTATCAGCCTGAACCTTTGTAGTTGTAGCACCACCGCCCTGTGGTCTTGGGTTTTTTTGTACCCATTGAGGCATCTTGGACATCGCCCATTCTTTTACAGGTGTTCTGTTATAACCATCCACGATAACAACAGTGCCATCTGCTTCTCTTGCAAGTTGGTCTTGATTTATTTGCGATAATACATATCTCGGATCATGTACTACATCAGCAAGTGCTGTTACTGCTGGGGCTTCAACCTCAAGCTGTCTTTGTTTTGCTTCTAGTTCTTGTATTCTTTTATTTTTTGATTCTTCTGCGTCACGATATTGTTGAGCCTGTTTTGCAATCGCCTCATCATATTTACCTTTTGCCTCTAACTCTTCCTGTTCTTTTTTCTGTTTAAAAGCAATCAAAGCATCAACATCAACATTAGGTGGTACTGCCTTTGCAGCCTCTTTTGCTTTTTTGTAATCATCCAGTAATTCAGCTTTACTTTTTCTTAGTGCTTCAACCTCTGCCAATAACGCTGCTGTATCCACAGGTGGATTGGGCTTGTTTAGTTCTTCAGCCATAAAAAATTTTAACAATAATTAATATTTAATATATCAACTCCACTTCGTTCTGTCACTCCAATAAGCCGCACTGGTCTTACCTTTTGCAATATTTTTGGCATGACGAGCCTTAAAAGAACGTCTTTTTGCCTTATCTGCGTCACTTTCGCCTTTCCTTGGTGGTTTTGTCTTCGCTCCCTGCATACCAAATCTTATAAGCCTAAAACCATCACCTTTTTTTATAACAACCGCATGACTCTTACCACTTGGATGCCCTGGGGTTCTGATCGGTTTATCAACCTTCTCAAAAGTATGACCGCCTCTTTTGATACTCATTTTCCTTTTCTCCTCATCGCCATATTATGAGCTTCAGTAAAACTCATGCCTTCTCTCATCTTACGTTTCATATAATCCATATGAACCTTGCTATGACCATGAGTCTTTTGATGTTTTGCAAGCGTGTTCTTTTGTCTGGTAGTAAGTTTCATTATCTTTTCTTATTGTACTTTGTATAAATAGAAGCGTCTGCTGTTCTTGCTCCTCCTTTTCCTGTCATATAACTATTTACTCTACCCATTGCCCAGGCTCCCATCGGCACATTACGAGATCCAGACCCTAGATATGCACCCTGCCCCTTACGATAAACCTCCGCAAGTTCTCCATAAAAAAACTTAGTATCTTTTGCTTTTGCCTTTAAGCTACTTTTTACTTTTTCGCTTAGTGGTTTTCTTCTTTTTGCCTGAGACATTTTGTTTGGTGCGTGATTTAGATACAGCCTTTATATCAATATACTCGCCTTTTCTATAAGCTTCGGCAGTTCTCTTTATCTCAGCCGCTTTTGCAGACCTATTTTTAGAACCAGACAGATATTTTTTTGGAACACCTGTCTTTTTATCCTTTGGAACTCGTCTTACTTTTTTAGTCACTTCTTAGATTTCTTTTTTGTAGCTTTAGGTTTAACTTCGCAGTTTTCAACTTTTGGCTTTGACTCATCATAAGTCTGGACTTTAAATGTATATCCCATTATTTTTTACCTCCCTTCTTTATTTTCTTTTTTTTCTTAGGTGAGCCGTACATAGGAAAATAATTAGCTGCCTTTATCTTACTTCTTTTTACGTTTTTTAGCAGTTGATAAAGCTATCGCCACAGCTTGTGATCTTGACTTACCTTCTTTCATTAACATTCTGATATTTCCAGTGATTGTCTTTTTTGACTTTCCTTTTCTAATTGGCATCTTTATATTTAGCAGCTAGTTCCTTTAATGTTAGCTCCGTTCCATCTTCTCGGATAATTTTTTTTAATGCGTTTGTTGCATTAAGTTGTTTTGTTCCTCTTTTTGGACTCATCAAAAAGTTAAAATATCTTTTCTTTTTACCAAGAACTTTTTCCTGTAGGTCAGGATTATCTTTTAACCAGGTTGCATAGTTTGTGTCTTGAGGAACACGACCTGTTGCACTTGGTCTTGTGTTTGGAAATGCTCTCGCCAAATCGTCATCATCAATAACAGGAACAGTTGTTGATCGGCAGTTAAAATGCTGCGGAGGAACTGGCCCTTGATCATATCTAAATAATTGACCATCTAACCTTTGACAGATAGAACTCGTCCTTGCATCAAGAGTTGCAACATATTGATATCTACCAGTTATATCTTTATTTACTGAGTAAACTGCCTGACTTGCTGCATTTTGTACTTGGTTTACAGTTGTTCTTACAACAGTTTGTATTTGTTTATTTGATAAAAGCATCCCCTCAGAATTTTTTAATGCAGAGTTTAATGCGATTGAGTTTTGTGGTTTGGCATTGAATCTAAGGTTTGGGCCTTTGAGCCTTCTTGCAATCTTCGGCAAAGACTCTCCTTCTAAAACTCCAAGCCTTATTGCTCTTGAAAGTTTTGAAGCAGAATTTTCAGAAATACCTCTAAATGCTTTTTTTACAGTGTCGCCATTTGGTAATGATATCTCTGATCCTCTTTTCGCAGTCAAGGCAAACTGAGCAGACCTAAATACACCATCTTTATCCCTCAATCTGATAGTCATAGCAGTTGGATCTCTCGTGACGATTGATTTTGCAAAGTCAGGTGAAACTGAAACTGTGTTTACCTGAAACTCACCTTTTGGCAAAACTCTTTGCAATTGATCTTGTACAAAGCCAACTTGAAACTCCGCTAGATTTTGAATTTCATCAATCATATAAGCAGCACTTTCATTCTCCCAACCTTTCAAACTATCAACCATTTGTGCCAAGATTGATCGAAGCCTTGCAGTGGTAGTTGGG